TTTCCCACAATGCTTATCTTTTGGTCTTTGGTTCGGAATAGTGTAGTGCTGGCGGTCTATCTCTTGTTTTCGGTTGCTTGCTTCCTTACCGTACATGAGCATTAGCGCCGGGGTTGTCCGAGCCATAGCCCTCCAGCAGATTGACCACGCCCCACACGCCAAGGCCAGCGCCGAGGGCAATCACAAGGGTCTGCAAAGTGGTGATGGCAGAAGCGAAAAACTGCATATATTCCTCCGTTTCTCCGGGGTCAAAGCCCCGGTCATGAAAAAAGCCGCCCTTGCGGGCGGCAGCCTACTACTTCGGGACGAAATGTCCCAAAGTTTTATACAAAAGCGTCCGGGTCGTCGAGGTCGTCATATGAGCGTGTCCGGAGATATGGGCAGACCGGCGGGGACGGATGCCGGTTGGGGCTCCGTTATTACGCTGCTGGAAATGCTGGTCATGCGCCTGCAGAAGATGCAGGTGGTGTTGGACAGCGGCGAGGTAGTGGGCTGGGTAGACACCGGCCTGCGGCGCAGCAGTGGGAAGCAGGAAAGAGGTGTGGTGTGATATGTTGTACGGTATAAGCATCAACGGCGTGAATGTGCTGGAAAAATATGGACTGTGCCTGTTGGCGGATGCCGTCATTCCGGCCCCATCGCCAAGGGAGACCAGATACACCGTGCCGGGAATGGACGGCAGCATTGATGCCAGTCGTGCGCTGACCGGAGAACCGGTGTTTGATGATGTGGAGATCACATTCACGCTGTTCGCCGGAAAGGCAGATGCAGAGCTGTCGAGTATCCGGACGGAGCTGCTGAACAGCCACCACGGCCAGCGTGTGAAGGTGGTATTTCCGCCCGATGCAACGCATTATCGGATGGGAACGCTGAAAATAGGCGCAGCGAGTGAGTACAATGGCGGGAGGATCCCGGTGACGATGCTGGCAGATCCCTGGCGCTACAAGCTGACGCCTACCACGGTGGCCCGCTCCGATTTGGGGACGGCTTACAAACAGCTGTCACTGCCCAACGAGCGGCGGCCGGTTATCCCCACCATCACAGTGGAGCAGACCACCACTCTGCTGTGGGGCGGCAGCACCATCACCCTGTCCGCTGGCACATACCGCCGGGCAGATATCTGTCTGGCGGCAGGGTCCAACATCCTCAAGGCCAAAGTGGCCAGCGGCACAGGGAGTATCTCTGTGGAGTATCAGGAGGCAAGCCTGTAATGTATCGCCTTACGTATGAGGACTATATTCTGTACGATCCAAGGCTTGCCACACCGGAGGACAGGCTGATCATCCGGGATCCGAAGGTCCATCTGGCAGTGGACAAGGCCGGCGAAATGTCCTTCCTGCTGCAGCCGGAGCATCCGTATGTAGATAAGATCCGTAAAATGAGCGGCGTGGTGGAACTGACAGACGGCGCTACGCCTATCTACCGGGGCCGCATTACCAGAGACACGATAGATTTCTACGGCGTCCACACTGTGGAGACCGAGGGCCTACTGGCCTGTCTCAATGACAGCATCATCGAGCCATTCGCATATCCGGAGGATTTTGCGGAGGACGCCGGGTATCAGGAGGCAGCGGCCTCCGGAAATGTGGTGGATTATCTGTTCCGCTGGCTTTTGGCCCAGCACAATGCACAGGTATCCACCGAGCAGCGGCTCGAGCCCGGCACTTGTACAGTGACGGATCCTAACAATTATATCACCCGCAGCAGCACCGACTATCAGACCACAATGGAGACAGTCAGGGGCAAACTTTTCGGTTCTTCGTTGGGCGGACATCTGCTGATCCGCTACGAGGCGGACGGCAATTATCTGGATTACTATGCAGACCTGCCCTTGACCAACACGCAGCCGGTGGAGTTTGCGGCCAATCTGTTGGATCTGACTGCGGAGTTGGACGGCACAGACATCTATACGGCCATCCTGCCGCTGGGGAAGGATGGCTTGACCATCGCTGAGCTGCCAGACACCGACCTGACAGACGATCTCGTCAAGAACGGCAAGATCATCTATAGCAAGTCCGGTATTGCCGCTCATGGCCGCATTACCCGCTGCATCAAGTGGGACGATGTGACCGTCCCGGCCAACCTGCAGACTAAGGCAAAGGCGGCGCTGGCAGACAACGGCCTTGCTATGCCGGAGACTATTACCGTCCGGGCGGTAGACTTGGGATGGCAAGATGCGGTACAGCACTTCAGGATAGGGCGCATGACATTGTTGGCCAGCACGCCACATGGATACAGAGCCCCGTACCCATTGCTGGAGCTGTCACCGGATATTCTGGACCCCGGCAACACGCAGATTACCATGGGGGCTACAAGAGCCACCTACACCGGGAAACAGATAGAGGAGGACCGGCGGCGGGACGAGGAAACCAACCGCCGGGAGGAAAATATCAAAGAGGATACCCGGCAGCAGTTGGATCAGGTGATCCGGTCCACCAGTCAGCAAATTACCGATCTGCAGAGGAATGTCGACAGTATTATCCTCTCCGCCTTGGAGAGATATGTGGAAACCGGAGACTTCGAGTCTTACAAGGAGGAGGTCTCTACCAAACTCTCGGTGCTGACCGATCAGCTCAGCATTGATATCACCCGCATCACAGAACGTATTGACGATGTGGACGGTGATCTCCAGAGCAAGTACAGCGAGATCACCAAAGCGTTTAGGTTTACATCTGAGGGTTTAATTATAGGTGAAAGCGGGAACGAGATACTGCTGCGGCTGGATAACGACGTACTGCAGTTCGTGCGGAACAATACCCCTGAATTGCAAATCACCGCCGAGGGTGTAGAGGCCATGCGCATCAAGGTTTCCATCCTGTGCATCGGCAATGTGGTGTGGATGGAAGATGAGAACGGCGACGTGATCGCCGCCTGACAGGAGGTGTAACATGGCGTCTATCTATGGCAGTACCAATAAGGGCTGGCGTCTGCGGCTGGACTGGTCCATTACTGGCCAGTCTATCGCCAACAACACCAGTACTCTGAGTCTGGCCCTCTGGATATACGACGGGAGCGGATACAGCCAGAACGAAAGCTCCGGCGAGGCTTACTATATCCTGCAGGGGAGTAAGTCCTGGAGCCCGTATAATTACAGCTCGACCGGCTGGTACAAGCTGGGCAGCAGATCTATAACGGTCAGCCACAACGCAGACGGCACAAAGAGCCTCGCATTGACAGCAGAATGGGATTGCGGGTTTGACAGTTCCTATACGCCCCGCCACCTCTCCCTGTCGGAGACTGTAACGCTGACTACTATCCCCAGAGCGTCCACGGCCACCGTTTCCGGCGATACGCTGGGGACGGCGCTGACCATCACCATCAAGAGAGCCAGCAGCGGATTTACACACCGGCTGTATTACACCTGCGGCCAGCTCAGCAAACAAACTATCGCCACTGGGATAGGAACGTCCTATAGCTGGACGCCGCCGGTGTCTCTGGCTCAGCAGGCCCCCAATGCCGCCACGGTGGCGGTGGCGCTGCTGGTAGAGAC